ACGAGCCCACCGAGAACGCCAACCCGCGCGACGTGGTGGCGGTCACTCCGTCGGCCACCGTTGGCCAGCGTGACCCGGTGACGGTCAGCAGCTTGTCAGCCATGAGAGAACGCCGGGAAGCGTACGCCGACGAGAGCACGGCGGGCCAGTGGGACCAGGTCGAGATCCACGAGGAAGACCGAGCCACGGCCGAGGCCGATGAGAAGATGCTGCGCGACATGGGGCTGACCCCTGGCCGCACATGGTACGCACCAGGAACCCCGCTCAACTCTTGGGGCGTCGACAAGTGGAAAGCAGAGCGCCGCGCGTTGGACGAGGCTCCGAAGGTGGCGGACGTCTGCCGAGCCATCGAGGACGCTGTGCGGAAGGAGGGCCGCGAGGACTACGAGATAGACGAGCCCCACCGCCTACGCTTGGAGGTGGACGGGGACGCGTTGGTGCTGACTCACCCCGACATCGAGCCGACACGCCTGGAGCGCAACGGGTTGAGGGGACTCGCGACCCGCTACGGGAAGAAGGCCTCCAGCGATTGGTCAGCCATCCTCCCGCCATGGTCCTACATGGAGACCATGCGGCGCGATGAACTCGCGGAGCACTTCAACCAGCGAGCCCCGCGCGTCCTGGCCGAGCGCCCCGGTCTGCTACTACGCACCCGTTGGGCCGTGGATGGTGGTGGCCGTTCGGCGTTCGGTGTCGTGTCTCAGTCCTACGGGGTGTGTGATGTCGACCAGGTCGCGCGCATGCTCCGCGAGGAACTCCCCGCCGACGTAGCTGCAACGATGGTCTACGACCCCGACAACGTCCGCATGACGTTCGAGGCCGTCAGCATGCGCGACGTCCCGCCCACGGTGGGCGAGGTGTGGAAGGTAGGCCTAAAGGGTGGCACGGGTGACAACGGAGGCACGGGCGGCAGCTATCGCGGTTTCGGTGGGTTCTGGCGGGTGATCTGCCGCAACCTGACCACCGAGGAACTTGACGCCGTGGAGCGCTTGCGTCAGCGACATCGGGGTGACGGAGTGGCCGACAAAATACGCGAGCAGATCCGCGAGGGGTGGGCGGCATTGCGGCCAGCGTTCGAGCAGTTCTCTGGACGTTGGGAGGTCCTCAACCGTACCGCAGCCGTTGACCTGTTCGGGGGCGCTGACATGGCCGAGGCTATCGCTGCAATGGTCGCCAAGACCACCCACGGCAAAGCGCTGGTCAAGGCGTCAGAGGTCGAACGGGACGCCCTGGTGCAGATGCTGCTGCACACCCATAGCGCCGAGCCTGGTGAGACCGTGGCGGACGTGGTCAACGCCGTGACCAGGCTGCACGAGTCGCGGGTACCTGCTCGCTGCATCGCTGCGGTGGAGTCGGTGGCGGGTGACATGGCCCGCGAGTGGTCCGGGGGTGTCGCATGATGCCGAGCCCATCCGAGGCGCTGTTCGGGTTCCACGTCCTGGCGCTCTGCGTTGGGGCGGTCATCATGGGTCACGTCTGCTGTGACGTGGTGCCATGGCTCCGTCACCGAATGCGGTAGTCAGTTCAGCCCCATCACAAGCCCGTCACGGTCACCCCGTGGCGGGCTTTTTTGTGCAAGCTGAGTCAGAAAGTTGGCCCCAACTGAGGACCCGAGAACGGTCGAAGGCCTCGACGTGCATCGAATAGAGTCGGAGGCCAGCCCCACAGAGGCCCCGAAAATGGTCACAGCTTGAGCCGAAGACGGAGCCCGAAAAACGAGCACCTCTACGCGCGCGAGGCGGCGAGCTCCTCCCATCGCACCACCAGTCGAGGACAAGTCAGCCCGACGGGGTGACGCTCGCAGACTGGCAACCCCGTTAGGGTCGAACATCCAAATGGGTTGGGCCTGGCCTGCGTGTCCAAGAACGTTTGCTTAGGGTCTCTCTACCTCAAGCCCGCGAGCGCAGCCGCACCCCCGCCCGTGTCGCGGATTGCAGACGACGCGAGCACACACGCGCACACGTACACGCACACACACGCACACGAACCGCCACCC